CGCCAATATTTCGTCGCCTGTCTTGCGTTAAGATGATGCTTCAGTTGTTGGTCTGCTTGAGTGTCGTTGGTCTAACTGCTTGGCTGTGTGATTATTTGTTTCAGGTTTATGATGGGGTACGCAGGTGGATTCGGGTACGACGTCGTGTCGCCAATGTTGTCCGTAAGGTCAACAATGACGTTCTCGAGGTTATAGCTACCGTGGAAGCTGACATTGCGGCTGATATCGATGCGTCTACTGCTAGTGCTGTAGATGATGAGGTAATTGACCGCACTGTAGTTAAAAAGCGGAAGGTTAACAATAAACACCGCGCATCCCATTTCCGTTCGTGGTTGGTTCGTATGGCAAAAGCAAAATTCGGACGGGTCCATGAGACTGAGGCTAACAGACTTTGTGTTCGGAAATATTTGTATGATCTTTGTGTTGAGCACGGCGTGGTTGTGCGTCATATAGCAGAGAATATAGATTTCGCGACCGCATTAGTTTTTGTCCCAATGTCTTATGAGATTGAAGCTCTGGCAGTTAAACACACCACTGAGGTGATGGATCTTAAAGCGATTGCTGAGCGGTTGCAGCCGCTCGGTCGATGTGCTTGATGGGGCCCCGAGAAAAGGGAGGGGATAGACACTAAGCCTTCTGTTTATCCCGGCATCACTCCCAAATTTTCGGGGAAGGCCCGTCCACGCAAATATCTGACTATGGGAGAGTTTGTGTGTGATGATATTATGACCACCCATAATAACTCGATTGCCAATCTAATTCGTGGGGTTGGCGAGCGAGTTTTGTTTACTGACAGACAATTGACCCCATGTATTAAACCACTTGTGGGTATCTTCAGTAAGAGATGCGCATCTTTCTCACGAGAAGTGGCCCGTTGTGTTGGCAGGCAATCCCCTGTGAGTCGACAATCTTTTGTTGATTACTACAAGGGACGTCGTCGGACAATATATCAACAGGCTGCTGACGGGTTGGTGTTAAAACCAATCCGACCCCGTGATGCGTATCTAAGTACGTTTGTGAAAGCTGAGAAGATAAATTTATCTAACAAGCCTGACCCGGCCCCTCGTGTCATACAACCGAGGAATCCCCGGTACAACGTGGAATTGGGTAGATTTCTTCTTCCATTGGAACATAAAGTGTATGATGCGATTGATGAGGTGTTTGGATCGCCCACCATTATGAGCAAATATAATTCCGTTGACCAAGCGGCTGTCCTTAGAGAGAAATGGGATAAATTTCGGGAGCCTGTGTGTGTTGGATTAGATGCTAGTCGATTTGACCAGCATGTTTCTGAGCAGGCCTTGAAATTTGAACACGATTTCTATCGGATGGTGTTTGGTCCTCGTAAAGATTTATCTATGTTACTGTCATGGCAGTTGACCAATAAAGGATTTGCCCGTGCTACTGACGGCTCTTTTTCGTACATTCGTAAAGGGTCGCGTATGTCGGGTGATATGAATACTTCATTGGGTAACAAGTTCTTGATGTGTGCTATGGGTAAGACTTATCTTGATCAACTGCAAATCAAGTATGAGTTTGCAAATAATGGTGATGATTGCTTGGTGTTTATTGAGAGGTCCAATCTCAAGAAGTTGTCTGGGCTTCAGACATATTTCCGAGGATTTGGGTTCAAGATTGTCACAGAGAAGCCAGTTTTCGAGTTTGAACATGTTGAGTTTTGTCAGTGCCGACCATTGTTTTGTAATAACATTTGGCGTATGGTCCGCAATGTCAAGACTTGCTTGTTAAAAGACGTAACTAGTGTGAACCTGGGACATGATGTGACACAATATCGCGCTTGGCTAGCGGATATAGCTGGCTGTGGTTTGAGTTTTGCGGCCGACGTCCCAATCCTTGGAGCTTACTATCGCATGCTCCAGCGATTTGGACAGGCTGGTAGATATCATGGTGATGATAGTATGTTTAATTGCTATCGCACTTTGAGCAAAAATTCTCGAATCTCTTCCACTGTACCTGATGCTTTGGGACGGTATTCCTTTTGGTTACAAACAGGCATTCATCCAGATGGACAACAGGCTATTGAAAACTATTTTGAGGAAGCCATCTGGGGCGGCGATAAGCGCCAACTTATCAACAACATACATTACATTTTGAAAAATGGCTCGTAAACGTACACGTTCTTCACAGTCGTCTGATGAGTCAGGATCACTTATATCCAGAAACCGGCAACCGCCGCGACCCCGTGTGCGTGGATCTCTTGGTACAAATACTATACTCCGGGGTGTTGAAATTGGTGGCAGTTTAGTTACTGACGCCAATGGAAGCGCTGCCGGGGTTTATCCTCTTATCGCTGGTTCACTTACCGGTCTTACCAATTCACCCATAAACAATATAGCTAAATACTACAATTCATTCGTATACCAATCTGCTGTGATGCATTATATACCAGCGGTTGGCTTGACTACACCAGGTCAGGTCACGGCGGTATTCATAAACAACACTGAGTGGATGAGTTATGCTTTGGACGGTACCCGTACAGTTACTGAACTTGGCACCTTGGCCCTTAGCCAATCTAATGCTGCCACTCACGCAGTGTGGCACGAATTTTCGTATGCTATGAATCTCCCTAGTCGTCGTAAGCGATTCGATGTGAACAGCACTTTGCCAACAGCTACTGTTGATGTGGTAGAGCGTGACTGTCAAGGGGTGTTTATTTTGTTTGTTAGTGGAGCGCCGGCGAATACCACGATTTCTGTGCCACGGAGGAGTGTCACTTTGCAGGTTGAAGGAATGAGTGGGTTCTTTCCATAAGATGATGAATATCTATAGGGGTAAAAATCGAGTATCACAAGACTTAATGGCCAGCAAGAACTGGGGCAATCAAGCAGCTTTGGCGAGCTCCCTCACCAGATCATACGCGACTGGCTGGGCTTGATAAACCTTGTTGGAGACGGAGTTGTGTTACCGTGGTGTGGAGGATGACCTACAAGAGATTGTAGCGAGGGCCCATTCACACTTTGATGTCAAAACACCCAGGAAACTGGGGC